CAAAAAGAAGAAACGCAATCATATTTATAATAAAGAATCAAAACAAGTTATTCCACCCATCCAGTTATGTCAGTGATTCATAAAAAAGGATCTTATGGCACTCAAAGATATTTTTAAAGATAGCAATGACATTAATGAAAAAAATGTTGTAGGTTTTTCATCATTTGCAGTTATGTCATTGTTTGCATTAGCTGATTTAATTACCGGATTCTTCGGTAAAGCGTTAACTATTGATGATACAATTTTCAATTCATTTGTGATTATCACATTAGGATCATTTGGAATTGATGGTGTTACAAAAATATTTCAAAAAAAGAATGGGGAATAAATAGATGTCGTGTTTTACAAGAGAACAAATACAACAGGCGGTAAAAAGTAAAGGGTATCGTTGGTTTGAGGGTGGGGACTACAATTTGAATATTGTTGGTGTTCGAAATTCAGAAACCAATGGAAAAGTTACAAATAAATTTGATGATTGTATAACAGTATCATACAGCGTCAATGGAGAAAATAAATTTCATTGTTTTCAAGCAACAACTGATCCAGGCTCGCACTGGGAAAGAAACTTGTTAAACAAAAATGGTGTAGCAATACTAGTACCAGGACAATATAGAAGTTCTCATTCAATTGGATTACATCAAGGTAAGTATGAAGCCTTAAGGCAAACAAAACCACTTAAAGTTTACAGAGATAAAGACAAAGATGGCGTATATGACTTTTTAGAAGAAAATATTCATGAAGGCATATATGGAATCAATATTCACAGAGCCACTTCAAGAAAAGGTGGAAAGTCCATACAAATAGATAAATGGTCAGCAGGTTGTCAAGTAATTGCAGCAAATGCAGATTTCAATTTGTTCATGGAACTTGTAAATAAATCAGCTAAACTTTATGGAAATTCATTTACTTACACGTTGATTGAAAGCAAAGATATTTCATGATGAAAAATACATACTGTATATATATAATAAAAAAGCTTAACTAGTTTTGATAAACTCGTCGTTTATTGACATGAACAAAATTATTATTCATAAAATTAAATCATACATGGGTTCTAAAATGGAATTATTAAAATCAACATGGATACAAATCATTATGTCTATTAGTACAGCCTGTGCATTTATAGGTTCATATTTTATGAATTTAACATCAAACAATACAGAACAATATCTTGCAGTAGTTGCAGTTATTTTATTGGATGGATTTTTCGGAATATATGCTGGGGCTATAAGAGAAGGATTCAAAACATTTAAAGCAATAAAAGTATTGAAAACACTGTTTGCTTGGGTATTTATATTAACAGTAATTCTTTCAGTAGAATTAGGATTTAAAGGCACATCTTGGTTATCAGAAACTATTTTGATGCCTTTTATTATTTTCCAACTAATATCTGCTCTTAAAAATGCTTCAATGGCTGGATTTATTCAAACAGATTTATTAAACAAAATATTAGATAAAGTTGACCTACATAAAGGTGAACGATCTAAATAAAACTTAAACAGCTGTTTGAATCTTTAATTAGGATCTTCCTGATATTTTCATTATAATATGTTATGGATTATAAAAACATACTGTATGGAGCATTGTTCTTCATTTTAGGGCAAGCTGTTGTATGGATTCAAATCAACGGACAATTAATTTGGCAATGGGCTAAAGATTGGCGTTGGCCTCTTATGTTGTTAGGTGTTCCGATTACATGGTTATTTATGGAAGGCACCCGCTATCTAGTAGAAGGTTTTAACGGATCATTCTGGCCAAGCAGATTCATTTCATTCAGTATGGGTATTCTCATTTTTACATTGTTTACGTGGTTATTTCGTGGAGAAGGTATTAATATTAAGACTGCAACATCACTTGTATTAGCAGCAGGTATTATTTGTATACAGCTCTTTTGGAATTAAACATATTTATAATAAATGAATCAATACAGGAATATATGATGAATATAGACAAAATCATCAGAGAAGAAATCACTCAATTGAATGAAACTGCTGGTAAAAATATGCCAGACTCATTTTTTGATCAAGTTGTACGAAAGCTAGGTGGAACTCCAACTGAAGAAAAAAGAAGATTTTTTCAGGCATGGAAACGAGCTGAAGGTACGAGTGCAAAATTTAATCCGTTGGCAACGACACTTAAACTTAAAACTTCTCATGGAGGCTCATCTGATTTTAAGGATAGTTGGAACAAAGGACAGCCAGTTCAAGATTATAAAACAATGGATGCTGGTGTTGATGCTACATTTTGGACGTTAAAAAATACAAAGGGAGGTAAGGCTTATCAAAATTTAGTTGATAAACTAAAATCTGATGATGTAACTGCAGAAGAATTAGCTGCAGAAAAGGAAGAATTAGGTACTTGGTCAGATACAGCTGGAACATATGTAGCAAAACAACTAGGATCTGTACAAGTGTCTACTAAAAACAATGATTCAGAAGAAGAAGCTATAGAACCCATATCCCCAAATAAAGATTCTGATGATGAACTAATTGATAAAATTCAGACTGTATTAGATTTTGCTGGTTTCGTTCCATTTATTGGTGATGCAATTGATATTATTAATGGAATAATTTATCTTATACGCGGAAGGTATTGGGATGCGTTATTAAGTGCTATAGCAATAATACCAGGCGTTGGTTCTGTAATTGCAGTTCCTTTACGAGTTGCAACTAAAGCAACAAAGAAAGTATTAGGTAGCGCAGCAATTGAAACTTTAGTTAAAGGAGGCCCGTTATTTCAGAATTGGTTAGTTAAACTCATCAAAAGTGGAAAGGTTGATGCTAATATATTAGAACAACTTTCAAAGAAAGGCGATGACGTCGCAAAGATGATTCAAGATGCATCAAAGAAAGTAGAAAATATTCCAGGAGGAGAAAAAATATCTAAATATACAGATGAATATGTAGATTTATTAAAAGGTCGACTTGATGATATTGGCGAAGCTGTAAAACAAGTTAAAACAGGTACTAAGATTGTAAGCTTAGCAACTGGAACAGGAGCCATTAAATGGGCATTAAAACGATCGTTGTCAGGAAAATTAGTCCGCGGATTTACTGATCCAGCTGCATTGAATGGTATGCGTAAAGGCTTACAAAATAAATTCGTAACGCAGCTATCAAAAGACCCGAACATCATTAAGAAGATGATTGGCAACTTAAATGCAAAACAGACTGATAGTTTAGCTGAGTTTTTAAAAGTAACACCTGCCCAAGTACAAAATTTAATGAAAGGTGTAAACAAGTTGAACCCAAAAAGCACCGAACGTTTGCTTAAACATATGACTGATAATAAAAAGATCTTTGGGAAAGTTAATGACAAATTAAATAGATATAAAACTGCATACGTTGAACAAGGCCTTGCACAGATAAAAAATCTTAGTTTTAAACGCGGAGCTGGAAAATTGTTGTTTAATACAAGTGATAGGTTTTGGAGTAACTTTAACTTCCCGAAACTAGTTTCAAAATCATTGTATATAGGTCAAGCATTGATGTCTGGAGATAACTCAGAAGTAGCTGCTGCAGGAGAAGATATAAAGCAACTAGGAGAAGAACAAGCAAAGTTGTATGCAACCATCAACTTATCCGAACCAGACGATGAGCAAGCAAAAAAAGAAATAATGAATCAACAAGATGTAGTCGTACAAGCACAACAAAAAGCAGAACGATCTATAGAAAAACTAGATTCAATTGAGTATGACAATTTATCTGAAAATGATAAAGAATTGTTAAAATTATTAATTGAACAATATTCAGAATAATTCAAATGATACAAGAATATCAAACACAAAATGAATTGAACCCAAAGCTTTGGGATGGTGATCAATTAAAACCTGATCTTCGTCTTAAACTACTTAAAATTGCGAAGTACTTCTATGAGTTTTTAGGAATTGATGCTCCTATACGAGGAGTTATTCTTACGGGTAGCAATGTAAATTATAATTGGACTGATACTTCTGATATCGATCTTCATGTTCTTATCAATTATAAGGATGTAAATGATAGTATACCATTTGTCAGAGAATACATGATGGCAAAAAAGAGTATTTGGAACAACACTTATCCATTACAATTTAAAGGTATGCCAATTGAATTGTATGCACAAGATGAAAATGAACCGCATGCATCAACTGGAGTATATTGTTTAACTTGCGATAAATGGCTGAAACAACCATCCCCAGAACAAATATCAATAGACGATGCAGAAATAGATCGTAAAGCTGATCCGTATAAGTTTGAGATAGATAACCTTAAAGCAGATGACCCACAACTTGAAATGAAGATTAAAAGTCTTAAAAAGAGATTAAAGCGAATGCGTCAGACTGGTCTTGATGCATCAGGCGAATATTCAATCGAAAACTTAGCATTCAAGTCACTTCGCAATTCAGGTCATTTAGCTAAACTTAATGATTTGCAACAAGGCAATGTAATGAGTTCGTTAGCAATAGACGAAACATATGCTGATAGCGGTTTAGGTAAATGGTTCAAAGAAAAATGGGTTCGCTTTGACACTAAAGGCAAAATAAAAGGTGATTGTGCAAGAGAAGCTGGTGAAGGAAAACCAAAATGTTTACCTAAATCAAAAGCACACGCAATGTCTAAAAAAGATAGAGCTAAATCTGCCAGACGTAAAAGAAGAAAAGATCCAGTAGCTGACAGAAAGGGCAAGGGTGGAAAACCAATCAATGTAAAAACTGAACAATTAAATATATTTTTAGAAAAAAATGTACCAAATGATTCAAGTAAATGGTCATATGCAAAATCACAAGCAAAAAAGAAGTTTGATGTTTATCCTTCAGCGTACGCAAATGCTTGGGCAAGCAAAAAATACAAAGAGCTTGGTGGTACGTGGAGGAAATCAAAGAAATGAAATTAAAACATTTAGCACTAGAAGCCAAGACGAAATGTCCAGCTCCAACTCAAGACATTACACTTAATTTGAAGAACAGACAAACTGCGATTGATGAATATGGATACGGTCCTGCAGACCCGTCGCAAAAGAATGAAAAGTTCTGGCAAAAGAAACAAGATATGTGGAACACTGATTCTGCAGATGAATTAAAAAATATGATTTGCGGTACGTGTGCAGCATTTGATATAACAAACAAAACATTGGATTGTATCAGCAAAGGTATTGGTGGAGAAGAATCAGCTGATCCATATGATGTTATTGATGCAGGAAAATTAGGTTATTGTAGATTTCTTAAATTTAAGTGTGCATCTAAAAGAACTTGTGATGCTTGGGTATCTGGCGGACCAATAAAAAAGGAAAAAAATGAAAAGTAGAGGTTTAGGTGATGACATTGCAAAGATTACATCTGCAACTAAATTAAATAAATTAGCAGAACGTATCAATGAAATCATTACTGGTAATAAAGACTGCGGATGCAGCAAGAGACAAGATAAATTGAATAAACTATTTCCTTATAAGGACAAATAATGAGTAAGAAAAAATTACAAGAAGGCTTTGGATTGGGAGAACTTCCTTCATCTAAACTAATGAAAATGAAAGTAGGTCTTAAAGATCTTATGCCAGAAGGCGATGGATATCATCCAATTCCAGGCAAAGTATATGATAATCCATATGCAATAGCGTTTAAACCAGTAGATCAAGACGATACTAAAGGAATGGGTATGACTCATTCTTATACTACTGATTATGATCATGAAGGCAAAATGGCACGTACTCAACTTGAGCGTTGTATTGATACTTCAAAAATGCTTCGTAATATGATTGATGAAAAAGCTCAATTACCGGCTTGGGTACAAGCTAAATTGACTAAAGCAGCAGACTATTTGCAATCAGTTCATAATTACATGGACGGCCAAGATGGATTAGCTGATGATGGATTGTTTCGTAAAAAGGAATTGATTGCATCTATTCAACAAGATCTTGACGAAAAAATTCGCAAGGTAGAAGATGGTTGGGCTGTATATCCAAGTGCAGGAGGAAAACGTTTAGGTACTCATCCTACAAAGAAAGCAGCTTTAAAACAATTAGCAGCAATTGAAATTAGCAAACAAAAGAAATGATTAAGCTCAAAGACATATTATTAGAACAGAAAACTCCTGAAACAATTGATCAAATTTGGGATGGTGCTAAAATACCATATGGTACTCGTGATAAAGTAGCTAATGGAATAATACGTCAAATACAGACTCAAATTGTGAGCTTGTTGCCTGACAATGAAAAGTGGAGACCAGATGGAGTTTTTGGCGATGATACTGCTAATGCAATTGCAAAATTAATGGGCATCACATTAAATAATCCGAAATCACTTTCAATTGGTCCTAATACATTAATAGCATTAGGATTCCAAAAACCAGAGCCATTGACATTAACAACCAAAATATTAGCTGCTACAATCACTGGTGAAGGTATGGGTGATAAAAATGATATGCAAGGAATTGCAAATGTTATTTTGAATCGATCTATTTCCAGAAACATGAAACTTACTAATGTTGTTTTTGAACCAAAACAGTTTTCTATATGGAATAAGATCACTGGTGATAATGATGAAGAAAAAACTAATAATGTTATTCGCAATTGGGGAGGTGGATTAAAATCTGCTGGAAATATTGAATATTGGAAGTTTGGTGTTGCATTAGCAAAACAAATACAAAATAGAACACTAACAGACAATACAGGTGGAGCAACACATTATTTTACAGGTCCTAGACCAGATTGGGCTACAGGCAAACAGTGGATATTACATAAAGTGATTGGCAAACACGAATATGGTCGATCAACAAGCGTATCATGGGCAAAATCTCCCGTAACAAGATAATTCTTGGAAATATACTAATATTTTTATATAATAAAGTATGATAAGCGTAGTTGGATTATATATGAATCATTTAGATAAATTTCTTAAAATTGTACTTAACGATATAGCAGTTTGGCAATGGCCTACTTCATGGACAGAATCAGATAAATTTGAATTTATCAATGAAGCAATAAAATATTTAGAAAAACAAGAAATGTACGAAGAATGCAAAAAGTTATATGAGCTCCAAAAGAAGATCTAAATACCAACTAATTTTGAAGAATGACAACAAGAATTCATTTCAACATGTTATTCAATGTTTGGTAGAAATTTGTAATCATAACTACTATCAAGCAGGTCAATGTGCACATATAGTACATAATAATGGACGTTGTTGTATATACATTGGTTGGAAAGATAAAGTAGAAGAGATATATGATATACTGCATGCAGAAGGTTTGAATTTAGAACTTTTAAAACATGTAGGTCGTTAATGGTATTCTGAGTCATCTATTTAATAAAAATACAAAATACGTAGGATTTGAATAAATATGTTTAAAGTTATAGCAAATATCAGAATAGGATTGCTTCATGCAACATTTCATCGCAACATGAATCGTGCAACAGCTGCACGAAAGAATCATGATATTGTGAAATTTAAACGTTATATTTATGCAGCAGAAGATGCATGGAGAAAACTAGTTACAATCAAAGAAAAATATAAATTATAATAAGTTATGGGTAAAAATGGATACCAAGGCGAATCGCCAAAAGATAGAGCAGTTGATATTATGGATAAGTTCATACAACGATCAGAACGTAGAGCTGCTCTAGAAGAAAAACAATCAATGAGAAGAGCAGACCCTAATATTCCAATGCATTTGTGGCCTTTAAAAGATCAACTTGAATATTGGAATAATCGTACGCCAGAACAAATATTTCGTTATAAATATACATACTCATCATGGTACGATGAAGTGTTAAAAAATTCTGGGATGTATCCACTTACATTTCGAGACTGTGTATCTAAACATAACAGTAGATTGCGTGAATTATTTAATGCATGTACATCTACTAGAAAAGCAGTATTAATATTACAATCAGAGAATATCATTTTCTAATGTGTGCAGATAAATCACAATACAAGTATGTATATGGCAGAGGTCGTAGTTCATTCAATCTTTCAGAGACTGATATACGGTATGCAATAGACAATACAAAGTCTAATGCTGAAGCGGCTCGTTTCATGAAAGTTTCATTTACTACATGGAAGAAATATGCTAAAATGTATATAGATGCAGAGACAGGAAAAACTCTGTATGATATGCATACTAATATTGCAGGTGTTGGTATATCGAAACGAGCACCTAGAGCATCAGCTGGTCCGTATCAAATTGATGAGATTCTTCAAGGTAAATATCCAAAATATCCTACATGGAAGCTTCGTAATCGATTGTTAGCTTTAGGTATAATGGAAGAAGAATGTAATTCATGTGGATATAATGAACATCGAATTACAGACGATACAGTACCTCTGCTATTAGATCATATTAATGGTGATACAACTGATCATCGTCTAGAAAATTTACAGCTTCTTTGTTTGAATTGTTGGTATCAACAAGTAGGAAATCCATTCAAACAAAATTCTCCTAGGTTTTGGAATTACAATGATTTAGATTAAGTAAAACATCAATAAAAAATGAGAAAGAAAAGAGGGTCGACACTCTTTCTTTTTGTTCAATATTTATATGTGTATGATATCACTAAAACATTTAATAATTGAAGGTCGTTATGATTCAATAGTAACAGCATTGAGCAGAGAGATGTTAAATGCAATCAAATCTAGCTATGCTTCAACTAAATCAGCCGATGGTAAGTTTGCAGGGGTTAAAATATATTTTCGCAAAGGAGAGATAGTACCAGAGATATCAAGTGATGAATTTAATCATATATATTTTCATGAAGTTGAAAATGAACAAATACCGTTAGAGTTCAAGATTGCATTACGGATACAATGGGTTGAAGGACTTAATGATTATCGAAGAGGCGGTGATGCATACAATGAACAGACTGATGATCCTGCTGATGCAACTACCGATCCATACATAGAAATACGGGTTGAATTAGACCCAGCAGATGTTCCAAACATATACAGTACTATTGCAATGGATCTAAGAGACACAATTCGTCATGAACTAGAACACATTACTCAAACTGGATGGAATTTATTGCCAGGAAAGTATCTTCCGAGTGATCAAAAACGAAGAAAACAGATTGCATCAGGCAAATTACCTGCTCGTGAATATTTCTTACTTCCAATGGAAATTCCAGCCATGATACAAGGAATGTATTTGCAGGCAAAAAAATCAAGACAGCCATTTTCTACAATTGTTAATGACTATTTAGATCGTTTCATTGAAATGAAAGATGAGAATGGAGAATCATACATTACTCCACAAGACAAAGAACAAATTATTGCAACTTGGAGAAAACATATACCTAAATTAGGACTAAAGGTAAAATTATGATCAAATTAAAAAGTTTATTAGAGTCAAAGACATTAATGTCGGAAGCAATGCGATATCATCACGATAACAAAATTAGTATTACTGAAAATATATTTCGTGTACAAAGTGAAGCAAGTTTTAATTTAATCGTTGAAGCTCGTGAAATGTTCGACGCCGGCCATGCATGGTTTGAAGGACGTGATAAAGAACTTTTTGAAACTACTGATATAGGTAGATTTGCTACATTTGAAGGCCAACATGTTCCGTTAGATTACCCAATGGAAATTCCGCTTAATGAAGCAGAATATCAAGGCAAACAAGTAAGTCTTGGAAAGCCAACAAAAGGTGGTAGAAAAAAATATCAAGTATATGTTCGCAACAACAAAGGCAATGTTATTAAAATATCATATGGTGATTCTGGCATGAAGGCAAATTGGAATGACCCAGGAGCTAGAAAATCATTTGCAGCAAGACATAGATGTCACATGAAAAAAGACAGAACTAAAGCTGGGTATTGGGCTTGTCGAGCACATAAAGATTTCGGTCGTAATGTATCAGGACGATATTGGTAATATGGCAGAAGAACGAGTTCCGTATGAAAATCTCGAGGTTACAAATGAATACATCATTAGAAAGTTTCCTCAAGATACAGAAGCAGAAGATTTACTTTGGCATCGAGACAGAGAAAATCGTTTGATAGAGCATATATCAGGAACAGGATGGAGTTTTCAATATGATAATGAATTACCTATACCAATTGAGCCAAATCATTGCATCGACATCCCAGCTGGTGATTGGCATCGCATACATCGTGGATCAGATGATTTGATAATCAAAATAAATTTACTATAATAGGATATGAAATGTCCTTATACAACAACAAAACGAATAATCACTTATATTCGTAATGTTCTATCAGTACCATCTGAGGACTATGGAGGCTTACCACCATGTCCATTTATTAAAGCAGAATTAGATAACAGAAAATTAATGTTAGCAGAGTTAGATCCATCTCAGGAAAATCTACTTACCATCATACAAGAATTTTCGAAGTCCTCATATGAAAGTTTGCTTGTAGCTCAAAAAATACCAGCTGGAGAATCATTGTCAGCTAAAGAAACTGGGTACTATCAAAAACAAGTTAATCGCATCTTAAAGACCATGGACATGAAAGAATATAAATGCATTTGCTTCAACCCAAATGATAAAGTCGGACGAGTAAGGCAACAAGCACCATACTTTTTGATTAACATTGCACGTGCAGATGTTTTGAATGCAGCACATAAGAAAATAATGCAAACAGATTACTTTGCCTATATGTCAGAAGAGTACGTTAAATTTCTTCATGTAGATCCAAAAAAAGTTACAAGAAAGGTTGGATCTTAATTACGTATTTCCTATATTATAGTATAGAAATTAGAAATTAAATTTAAGGTTATGAAAAAGAAATTTGGTATTGTTAAAGACGGCATTGTAACAGATGCAACAACAGGAGAAGTAATTACATCACTCTTCCGAAACATCATGATTGAAAAGGCTGAAGCAAATGGCCAGGCTCTTGTATTTGATGAAGAAACGGGTAGAGCACGAAGAATTGAAACATCAGAAGTTGAAATAGATCCAGTTGCAGATGTTCCTAAACAAGAAGTAGTTGTAGATGCAGATCCAATACTTGCATTTATTCATGATGCTGTAAAACTTCGGCCAGCAACATTAGAAATGTCAGACATTAAATGGAAGTATCTTGTAAGATCAGCGTTGCGCGGCAAGAACATACTTATGTGTGGTCCAGCCGGATGTGGTAAGACAGAAGCAGCTAAGGCCTTGCCGACAGCAACCAACCGACCGTTCTTTTTGTTTAATCTCGGAGCGACACAAGATCCAAGAGCCACTCTTATTGGTAACACTCACTTTAAAAATGGTGAAACAGCATTTGATCAGTCAGCATTTGTGAAAGCGATTCAGACTGAAAACGCAGTGATTCTGCTTGATGAATTGTCTCGTGCGCATCCAGAAGCATGGAACATCTTGATGACAGTATTAGATGAAGGTCAAAGATATCTAAGATTAGATGAAGATATCAATGCTCCAACCATTCGAGTAGCAGCTGGAGTATCTTTTATCGCCACAGCAAATATTGGTTCTGAATATACTTCAACTAGAGTATTAGACCGAGCATTGATGGATCGTTTTGAGATTATTGAAGTAGATATTTTGAGCAAAGAGCGTGAGTCGTCTTTGTTGGCAAAGCGTTTTCCAAAACTCGAAGCTGGCCTTATTGAAGCAGTCGCAGACATTGCAGATCTAACTCGTAAAGAATGGAGATCGGAAGAAGGCAAGCTCAGTACAATGATATCCACTCGTATGACAGTTAGAGTATGTGATTTGTTAGCAGATGGATTTACTTTGGCAGAAGCAGCAGAGGTAGCCATTCTTCCATTCTTTGATCAGTCAGGAGGTGCTGATTCTGAAAGAGTTTTCATTAAACAAATCATTCAGAAGCACATGGCAACCGCTGAAGAAGATATCTTCAATACAGGTACGGAAGAGACAATGGAGAATCCATTCTAAGAGTTTTCATAGCCGAGAAGCAGTCATGTAAGTCGAAACGCATTGGCTGCTTCTTTTTATTTGTTTTTGAAAATGTATTATTAAACAGATTTGATTTAATGCACCTATAGCTCAACTGGATAGAGCACTTGACTACGGATCAAGAGGTTGAAGGTTCGAATCCTTCTAGGTGTACAACTTTATTTAGTTCTGAATATTTATAAGTGTTATGAAAGATAAACATAAAAATAAAACAGTTACAAGACAAAAGTTCGGTGGAAATATACGATATATTATTAAACAGACAACCGAGAAAGCAAATCGTTTTTTACGCTTTTTAAAAGATTATACAAGCAAAAAGAAACACAAAACGGACGATTGGGACGATTGGGACAATTGGAATCCAGATCATCCACTTTACATTTGAAATTTCAAATAAAATCATTATAATAAGTTATTATTAAAAACAAAAAGGAGTTACGAATGAAAAAACAAATCAAGTTTGGTTCAGACGCAAGAGAAAATCTTAAGGCAGGAGTTGATGCCCTAGCTAATGCAGTTTCAGTCACATTGGGGCCGAAGGGACGAAACGTAGTAATATCAAAACAATTCAGTGTTCCTCATGTTACAAAAGATGGAGTAAGTGTTGCAAAAGAAGTAGTACTAGAAGATGATGTACAAAATATAGGTGCACAGCTTTTACGTGAAGCAGCATCTAAAACAGCAGATGCAGCTGGTGATGGAACTACTACGGCTACTGTATTAGCACAAGCTATTGTAGAAGAAGGATTAAAGATTGTAGCAGCAGGTGGAGATCCGATCTCAATCAAACGTGGTATTGATAAAGCAGTAGAAGCAGTTATTTTAGCATTAAATGATATGTCTGAAGAAGTTTCAGACTCAGATGATAAAATCAAACAAGTAGCTACCATTTCTGCAAACAATGATGAATCAATCGGATCACTTATTGCTGATGCGGTTGCACGAGTAAAACGTGATGGTGTTATTACAGTTGAAGAAGCAAAGGGTGTTGAAACATCAGTAGAGATTGTAGAAGGTATGCAGTTTGGTAGAGGATATCTTTCACCATATTTTTCAACTAACAATCAAAAGATGACAGCAGAACTTGATTCTCCTGTTATTTTGTTAGTAGATAAGAAGATTGGTACAATGCAAGAAATAGTTCCTGTATTAGAACAAGTAGCTCAACAAGGTAGAAGTCTTCTTATTATTGCTGAAGATGTTGAAGCAGCAGTTCTTGGTACATTGGTAGTGAACAAGATGAATGGTGCACTTCGTGTAGCAGCAGTTAAAGCTCCTGGGTTTGGTGATTCAAGAAAAGAACAATTGAAAGACATTGCAGCATTGACAGGAGGTATCATTATTTCAGATGAAACTGGTCATCGATTTGATAATGTTAACATTGCAGATTGCGGATCCGCAGAAAGAATTAGCATTACTAAAGATAAAACTACTATCATTAATGGAGCTGGCGAAGGAGATGCTATTGAAGAACGAATCAGACAGATCAAGTTACAAATAGAAGACACTAAGTCAGACTATGATCGTGAGAAGTTGCAAGAGCGTTTAGCTAAACTTGTAGGTGGAGTAGCAGTATTATATGTTGGTGCAGCAACTGAGTCTGAAATGAAAGAGAAAAAAGACAGAGTAGATGATGCTTTATCAGCAACAAGAGCTGCAATTGAAGAAGGTATTGTAGTAGGTGGTGGTGTGGCTTTAATTAAGGCAGCTAAAGTGCTAGATAATTTAAAAGTTGAATCAGAATACCAGATTGGTGTAGATATTGTTAAACGAACTCTTAGTTCCCCAATTAAGCAGATTGCTCAGAATGCTGGTGTATCCGGAGATGTAGTAGTAAATACAGTATTAGCTTCAACCGATACTAATTTTGGGTACAATGCAAGAACAGATAAATATGAAGATTTAATTGCAGCTGGGGTAATTGATCCTAAAAAAGTATCACGTGTAGCATTAGAGAATGCAGCTTCAGCAGCCGGCATGATTATCTTAACAGAATGCATGATGGTTGATATACCAGAAAAGAATACAGATCAAGGTATGCCGATGATGTAACATAAAAACTTGTTGGTATGATAGGTAACGAGCAGTTGCAAATGCTTGAGGAGAACCACCCCGTTGCCCGCGCAGTAAGGGAATAAAGAAAGTCCTCACCATGTTACAAGAGAAGTGTCGGCAGTAATGTCGGCACTTTTATGT